ACCTTGCTGCATACATTCCAGCAAATGAAAAAGTAAAAATTTATTATGGAAAAAAAGTAAATTCTGTTCTTCCAGACCATGATGGAGAAAAGGGTCAGGAGTACATTACTCTGATGCCTTCTGAAAGGGCTCTAATTCGTACAGGCTTGACTTTTAACGTGCCTCAAGGATATTCTGTCCGAATACACCCTAGATCAGGAATGGCTCTTAAATACGGTCTTACGCTTGCAAATTGCGAAGGCATAGTCGATGAAGATTACACCTATGAGACCAAAATTATCATGATTAATACTGGCATAGACACTGTGAGGATCTATGATAGAGATAGAATTGTACAGGCTGAACTAGTAAAGTATGAGCAGCCAAGACTAATGGAAATTTATACAGAACCGAGTCTTAAATCAGACCGTATCGGTGGTTTCGGTAGTACTGGAGTCAGTTGATTTCTTTTTAGAAAATTTAATTGACTTAAATTCTTTCCAGACTAACCAAACTACAAATACGACAACTGGAAAATACCAGAATGCCCATTCAGATGCCTTGTCTGGAGTATTAAAAAAAGAATTTTCAGAGACTGTGTGAATGTGTTCACCAGTCTTTGTCTTTAATGTGACAAATTCAGGACTAGTACATGAGGCGAGAAAGAGAATGATTGGAAGTAAATATTTCATTTGTTGCTCCCTGCTGCTGAACCAAAGTAGAACCCAACAACGGCAAGTAGAACTTGACGATTTTCTTCAGCCAAGAAATATCCTGGAATTTCAATAAAGTATTTACGAGTTGTCTCTGGAATTAATCCAAAGATAGAATCTGGTTGTTTCTGTGAAATTTCTACAAAGGTAGGAATACCAAAGAACGGTAAGACGAATGGAGCAGCCACAACTGCAAAGAGACAGGAAAGTACAATAAGGCGGCGAACGTTCTTACCTACATCGATTGGTACGCGTTGGACAGCCTTATCTTGATTTTCAGTAGTTTGAGTATTCGCCTTGAGTATTTGCTCAAACATTTCTTTTTGATCCTGAGCACGTTGAGCCCAGTACTTGAAAAGAAACCCAGTAGCAGTTCCACCAATTAATGATATGAGTTGTTCAGACATAATATACCTCAGTTCTTTTGATGTGAAAGTTGAATCTCGATTGACTCTTTGATAGCCTTAAAGTGTTTCATTAAAATATCATGTTCTTCTAACTGTGGTTCAAATTTTTCATTCCATTGAAGCAAAACAAACCCAACATTTGCTCCTTTATTTTTTAATGGAAGGCAGGCATAATCTGAAACATTCTCGTCTTCAAAGAACCCTTTGGTGTAACTTTCAGGTAATGCACGAAGAGGATAGATTAAACTTTTGTTCTCTACCACATGAACAAGCAAAGGAATAAACATTGAACATAAACTTCCTTTGAGAAGTGCTACTTGTGAGGTATAACCTTTATGTGTTGATTCGTGAGTTACAGAAAATTTACGCATGGAAATTCCATCCATCGTATATTCTCCGTTATGAAACTGCAAAATGCTTGCTCTCATGCACTTAGTGGTAACTCTAAGTTCTGTTAATAATTCATGAATTTCTGTATGAATTTCAATAAAATTATCTATTTTTATTCGAGACTTTACAAATTTCATAATTCCATATACACCCCCGATAACACCTACCATAATAAGAGAAATAATGTCTATAAATTTGGTATAATCAATTAGGGATAACAGCATATATTGAAACTCCATTGGGGTGCATTAATATTTATATTCTTGACATCCCCATAATAGGGTATATACTACTGCCATGACTAGAGATGAACTATTTCAACTACACGAAGACATTTGTCGCCGAGCATTAGTAATAATGCGTCACAAGTCCGCAGATTATGCATCCGGAACAGATCCGTTTGCTAATTTTAAGAGAGGAGAGATTCTTGGCTTTGCGAGTGCTGAAGAAGGGTTAATGTTACGTGTAGTTGATAAAATCTCACGTATTTCCACCTTTCTCAAGAAGGGTGAATTAAAAGTGGGAAATGAGACTGTTCAAGACAGTATTCTTGATGTAATTAATTATATGATTCTACTTCAGGGATTGCTGGAAGACAAAGAAACAAAATAATGAAATTTTATACAGCATGTGCACTTAAAGGGAACAAGGTTCTTGTTCGTGGCTATAACAACGGTGTCCGTTTTACGGATACTGTTACCTATAAGCCATCATTGTATATGCGTACTGATACTCCCAGCAAGTATAAGACTCTAACCGGAGTCAATGTTGGTCGTATTAAGTTTGAGAATTTGTATGAGGCTCGTGAATTTCTTGATCAATACAGAGAACTAGAAGATTGCCCAATTTATGGAAACACTGATTTCATTACTCAATATATCATGGAGACTTATGCGTCTGAGGTGGAATACGATCTTTCCAAGATCAAAGTAGCCTACTTAGACCTTGAATGTGAGACGGAAGGGGGGTTTCCCAATCTTGATGCACCAAATGAACGCATTAACTTGGTGACGATTCGTATCTCTGGTGTCAACTATGTTATCACCATGAAACCCCTTAACCTTCCGGATTGTCGAGTTGTGCTTGTTGCATCTGAGAAGGAATTGATTAAAAAGATATTTGACATTCTTCGTCAATGTGATGCAGACATTCTTACTGGCTGGAACATCAAACTCTTTGATATGCCCTATATCATTGGTCGTGCCAAACTCTTCTTTGAAGAAAAGGAGATCCAAGCATGGATGCCTTTTGGCTTCATGAAGATGCGTATTACCAATATTGGTGGTAAAGACTATACTCTATATGAGTTTCCAGGATACACCATTCTAGATTACATGGATTTATATAAGAAATTTTCTGGAACCAACCAAGAGAGTTACGCTCTAAATAATATAGCAAAGGTAGAACTAGATGAACAAAAACTGGACTATACCGAATATGGGTCGTTGCGTGAGTTTTATACGCAAAACTTTCAAAAGTTTGCTGAGTACAATGTCCAAGACGTGGTCTTGGTTGAGCGACTTGAGGATAAATTAAAGTTAATTGATCTTGCAGTTTCGATTGCATATGAAGCCAAGATCACCTTTGATACCGTCTTCTTCGCCACTCGTATTTGGGAAACCATTTGTTGTGACTATCTCGCCAAACAAAATATTGTTCCTCCATTAAAGACAAAGTATTCTAAGGACGAACAGTTCATTGGTGCGTATGTCAAGGATGTCATTCCCGGTCTATACAAAAATGTTGTGAGTTTTGATGCAACATCTCTATATCCATCTATTATCATTGGTTGGAACATTTCCCCTGAGACATGTATTGTCAAGAATTCATCATTGAATGCAGATGACTTTTTGCGTAGTAGCCGTAAAGAAATTCCAGGTATGATTGAGGATGCTATTAGTAAAACTGCATGTTTAGCATGTAATGGTTCAGTCTTCTCAAATAGTGTCAAGGGATTCATTCCTACTTTGATTGAGATCACTTTCAATCAGCGTCAGGAAGCCAAGAAGAAGATGATCAAGTTGGAGAAGGAATACGAAGTCTCGAAGGACAAGAAACTTATTCCATTCATTGCGGCTCTCAAGATTCGTCAGTCGGTGAAGAAGATTCTAGCAAACAGTCTATATGGCTGTCTTGGTAATCCTGCATTCACATACTCTTCTCCGGAACTCGCAACTGCAGTTACCGTTACTGGTCAGGTTATCATTCGATCTGCAGAAGATCAAATGAATGCCTATATCAATAGAGTCATGAAGAATGAAGACCCAAAGGATTATGTCATTGCCGTTGATACTGATTCCGTTTATCTAAATCTTGAAGACATTATTAATAAAGTTTCTACCAAGAGTGATATCGGTGATATCACAACCTTTATTGACAGTATCTGTGAGAAGAATATTCAAAAGGAATTGACTGGGACGATGAAGGAGTTGACCACCAAACTCAATTGTCTTACCAACAAGATTTCATTCAAGCGTGAAGCCATTGCATCAAGTGGAATGTTTATTGCCAAGAAGCGATATGCACTTCTGATGACAGACCTTGAAGGTGTTCGCTTTAGTGAACCAAAGTTAAAGATCATGGGTCTTGAGACAGCACGCAGCAGTACTCCCGGTATTGTTCGTACAAAACTCAAAGACTGTATCATGATCATCATGACCAAGACCCCCGAGGAGTTGCGTAAGTATGTGAATATATTTTATGATGAATTTATGGAACTACCTATAGATGTTATCGCATCTCCTCGGGGTGTTAAGGGTATCTCTAAGTACACTGATGTCTCGGATATATACAAGAGTGGAACCCCTATTGCTACCAAGGCTGCGCTGTTACACAATGCATATATTAAGAAACTAAAGATTGATAAAGAAGTTGCACCAATCAAAGAAAATGACAAGATTCGATTTGTGTTTGTAAAAGTTCCAAACCCATATGGTATGGGTGGTCGTGATGCGGTTCTTGGATTTATTAACAAAGCCCCATCACAATTTCAATTAGATAAATTTGTGGATCGTAAGAAACAATTTGAAAAAACTTTTAATGAACCTCTTGACAATATTTTGCAAGCCATCAAATGGTCAATTAGTGACAAGGTAACACTTGACTCGTTCTTTGCTTGATGTATAATACTAAACTTAAGGAATATTAAGAAATGGTAAAGACCTTTAAATCTAGATATGGGGATGAACGAATCCTCACAAAACGTAAAGACGGAAACTATAGTCTCGAAGGTCACACCCTATTTTCTAGGGGTGGCGATGGTTTATTTGACTTTGAAGGTGGTCCATGCGTTATGGTTGGTGATAGACTACTTGACATTGTCAATGACGTAGATGACGTAATCGTAGAATCAATTACTGTTGATGATACCATAGTTGAAGAAAACTATGCGCGTATTATCATTACAACCAAAAATTATAAGAAAGGTAAAAAGCAAAGTGACAAAAAAATCTAAAGGTAAGGGTATTATTACGCAAACAATCCCATGGCAATATGAATATAATATTTTAAGAATTCCATATCAGGAATTTATAGATTCAATTGAAGAGATGCCATTTAAATTGTTAATGCACGAGTACCGTTCACACTGTGAGTATCGGGGTACTAAGTTAAACAGTAAACCAGAATTTAGTAAAGAAAATAGTACTGATCTATATAAAAGAATTATTGCTATTGAAGATTTACTTGAAAAGTGTTATCACAGACTCAATGATGCTGTAGAGGCATCTCAATATTGGGAAAACGAAAATTGGAAACACGCACAAAAAGAAAAGGAAAAGAATGTCAAAGTACCTAACAAATCTACTAAGCAAACTAAACAATCCTGATGCAGCCATTGTTGCCGATGGTATTGATGGGGCAGATGTTACAGGCTTCATTGATACTGGTTCTTATGTTCTGAATGCTTTGCTTTCAGGATCTATATATGGTGGACTACCAGCAAACAAGATCTCTTGTCTTGCAGGAGATCCGGCTACTGGAAAGACTTTCTATGCAATTGGAATCGCTACGCAATTTCTCAAAGACCACAAAGACGGTGTTGTCATCTACTTTGACACGGAGCAAGCAATCACTTCAGACATGTTTGCACAACGGGGAATCGATTCCAAAAGAATTGCAGTTGTTCCTGTTGCAACAATCGAAGAGTTCAAGAATCAGGCTCTCAAGATCGTCAATGACGTACTTGAAACACCTGAAGAAGACCGCAAGCCAATCTTTATGGTTCTTGATTCTTTGGGAATGTTATCGACAAACAAAGAAATGAGTGATTCGGCTGAAGGTAAGGATGTGCGTGATATGACCAAGGCACAACTTACTAAGGCTACGTTTCGCGTTCTTACACTGAAACTTGGTAAGGCAAAGATACCACTTCTTCTTACAAACCATACCTATCAAGTTATTGGTTCTTATGTTCCTACCAAGGATCTTGGTGGTGGTGTAGGTATTAAATATGCTGCGAGTAATATCATCATGTTATCAAAGAGCAAGGATAAGACCGATGAAGGTATTGTTGGTAACTTTATTAAGTGCACCAATTATAAGAATCGTTTTGTCAAAGAAAACATGCACGTTCAGACAAGACTTAACTATACTTCTGGGTTAAGTAGATATTATGGCTTGACAGACCTTGCAATTGAGTATAATATATTCAAGAAGGTTTCAACACGAGTAGAACTTCCAGATGGTACAAAAGCATTTGAGAAAAATATAGATGAAGATCCTGAAAAGTATTTTACAAAAGATATTCTTGACAAGTTGGATGTGGAAATTCAAAAAGGATTTAAGTATGGGCAAGGCAGTTGAATATAAATTTATTCCCGAAGCATCAGTAGACAGTACACAAACTTGTCCTATTGAAATTACATCAGGTAAATTTTCTGGTATCATTTATCGATATGGTAAAATTGATTTTAAAGAAGAGGGTACTGATGGATTGAATGTTACCATGGAAATTGAAATGATTAAATTCCCTGAAGGGTTTGATCAAGCCGATAAAAATTTCACACAAACTGCTGGTGAAATATTTGTAAAGATCATAGAGTCACAAGTTGAAAGTGATGACGATAAAGATCTTGAAGCAGATGTTCATGAAGATCATCTTGACAACGCCTAACTCAGTGATATAATAAAACCATGGAAACAGTTATTCTAAAGAACTTAGTCCTCAATGAGGACTTTGCTCGTAAGGTTGTCCCGTTCCTTCAAGAAGAATACTTTCAAGATAAGGCTGAACGAACAGTCTTTAATATTGTAAGTAAGTTTCTTCTCAAGTACAATAACATTCCTACTAAGGATGCTGTACTCATTTCACTTGGAGATGACAAGACTCTTGGAGATAGTGAATTCAAGAAGTGTGTTGCTATCTCTGATGAGATGTATAAGGAAGGAGAGAAGTCTGATACCGAGTGGCTTGTAGAACATACTGAAAAGTTCTGCAAAGAGAAAGCTATTTACAATGGTATCATGGCATCAATCGGTATCATTGAAGGTAAGGATAAGGAGCAGACTCAGAATGCAATTCCTGAGATCATGTCTAAGGCTCTGTCCGTATCATTTGATACTCGCGTAGGACACGACTTCTTTGAGGATGTCGATGAACGATATGAGTACTATCATCGTGTAGAAGAACGTGTACCATTTGATCTTGAGATGTTTAATCTCATCACAGGTGGTGGAGTTCGTAAGAAGACTCTCAACGTAGTGATGGCAGCATCAGGTGTTGGTAAGAGTGCATTCTTGTGCCATCATGCAGCAGCATGTCTTACACAGAATTTGAATGTGTTGTATATCACACTTGAAATGTCTGAAGAAGAAATTGCTAAACGCATTGATGCTAATCTTTTAGATACAGACATTCATGTTCTTGAGAAGATGCCTTTAGCCATGTACGAGAACAAGGTAAACAATCTTAAGAAGACCTGTCACGGTAAACTTATTATTAAAGAATATCCTACCGCTGCTGCCAATGTCACACACTTCCGTAATCTAATGGAAGAACTTAAGATCAAGAAGAAGTTCAAGCCTGATATCATTATTGTTGATTATCTAAACATCTGCTCATGTGCAAGATTCAAGATGGGCAACGGTATGAATAGTTACACCTATGTCAAGGGTATTGCAGAAGAACTTCGTGGTCTTGCCAAGCAGTTCAATGTACCACTATGGTCTGCTACTCAGGTAAACCGTGAAGGTGCAAAGAGTAGTGACATGGAGATGACAGATACATCTGAAAGTTTTGGTCTACCACAAACTACAGACTTCTTCATTGCACTCATTGAGACTGAAGAGTTAGCACAGAATGGTCAACTCATGGTTAAGCAATTAAAGAACCGTGGTAATGATACAACCAAGAATCGTAAATTTCTTATTGGTGTGAATAAGTCCAAGATGAAGTTCTATGATGTAGAAAATTCAAATAACAATCTTGTCAATGCAAATAATACAGATGAAGAAAGTTATGGATCGGGTTCTGGTCCATTAGTATTTTCAGATAGTTTTGGTATTAAAAAGAATAAGGCAGTAAACTGGGTCTTTCAAGACGCACCAAAATGAGCCTATATATTGATAAGAAATATGTGAATATGTTGTCTGGCTCACTTGAGAAGTTCAAGTGGAAGAAAGAGAACCTTGCTACGTGTCGTTGTTTTAAGTGTGGAGACTCACTAAAGAACAAGACGAAGACGAGAGGCTTCTTTTTTGAAAACAAAGGAAATTATGTTTATAAATGTCACAACTGCGGTATTGCTTGTAGTTTATATTCTGTACTTGAAAGCGTCAGCCCATCTCTCTGCAAAGAATATGCATTTGAAAATTTCAAAGACAAAAATCCAGAACCGTTGGTTACAACGAAGACAGAAAAGAAACAGCCAGTGTTCAGTGATCTCGGAACAAGGCTTGACTTACTCAATGCAGATCATCCGGCGGTAAAATATGTTCAATCTAGAGAAATTCCAAAAGAAAAGTATTGCAATTTTTATTACTGTAGTGATTTCAGTAGAATCATGTCTTCTTTCGATAGAGAAGGATCTAAGGAAGGTCGGCTCGTCATACCGTTCTATGACGAGAGCGGGAGCCTTATTGGTGTCCAAGGCAGGATTATCGAAGAAAAAGCGCAAGAGAAAGCGATAAGGTATATCACCTTAAAGCGTGAAGGCGAAGAGCGTCTGTGGTACAACATAGATAAAGTAGACGCAAGAGATACTGTGTATGTGACTGAAGGTCCGATTGATTCCATGTTTATTCCAAATGGAATCTCAATGCAGGGTGCAGGTTGGCTAGAAGATCTTCCTAAGAAGATCTCCAAATCAAAGGTTGTGTTTATATTTGATAATGAACCAAGAAATGTAGAAATTGTTCACTTGATTGGAAAGTACATTGAGGCTGGACGAAATGTAGTAATTTGGCCTAATGAAATTGATAAAAAAGATATTAACGACATGGTTCTAGCATTCGGTGAATCAATGACCATGAAACTAATAATCAACAATGTTTATTCTGGACTTAAAGCAAAAGTAAAGTATACTTACTGGAAGAAGGTTTAAATGGAAGATGAAAACGACAAATTATCTGAAGAAGATATTTTAAAGGCTAGTGAAGCGTACATTACTTTCGTACAACGATTTGGTGAGTACGTAAAAGAAATGGACCCCGAACTATGGGGACGTGCACGAGAATATGCAGCGGACTTTACAAAGATTGATGGCGTAAGAGTTGAACTTGTAGATGCAGATGAGGATGAAGAAGATGACACAGATAGCACAAATGTTTCCGGAGCAGACTAAACTTTCAGTACTTGACCATGGACATGTACAACTTATTGATCACATGGGTAGCGATTTATCTGTAGTAGATGCTGCCCGTGTTTCATTTAATAAGCAGAGTTTCTATGGCACAATGGAAGATCACACTCCTCGTCCGGGTAAAGAAGAACCATATGAACCTTATCTACTAGACAAAGATGTAAAATTAATTACATATCTTGCAAAGCATAATCACTTTACACCATTCTGTCATCCGCAGATTAGTGTTCGTATTAAGTGTCCTATCTTTGTTCGTGCACAACTTGGTAAACATCAAGTTGGTCTTGTCATGAATGAAGTAAGTCGCCGTTATGTTACCTTTGAGCCAGAGATCTATGTACCTCTTTGGAGAAACGCTCCAACCAATGGAGCCAAGCAAGGTAGCAGTGGTGCTATTGAAGATCTTGATACCTGTATTAAATTACGACAAGAATATTCTGGTGTTGCAAAAGAATGTTTGGATCTATATAATCGTCTATTAGTAGATGGTGTTGCACCAGAACAGGCAAGATCAATTTTACCACAAGGTACATACACAGAATTTGTGTGGACCGGTTCACTCTATGCATTTGCAAGAGTTTATAATCTTCGTATCGATGCTCATGCACAATGGGAAGTGCAGGAATTTGCTAAAGCAATTGACAAATTAATTGCTCCCCTTTTCCCAGTTTCGTGGCAGACTCTAACAACTAAATAAGACACCCACTAGGAGTTCATTACATGGCAGATGCTTTAACACCGTTTCAATCTTTTATCTTTATTTCTCGTTATTCTCGTTGGCTTCCTTCACAGAATCGCCGCGAGAGTTGGGACGAATGCGTAGACCGTTGGTGGAATTATTTCACCGATAAGGTTCCATCATTGTCAGAAAGACCTGATGTCAAAGAAGCAATTTTAAATCTTGAAGTTCTTCCTTCCATGAGAAGTTTGATGACTGCAGGTATTGCTCTTGATCACGATAATACTTGTTTGTATAACTGCTCATATCTTCCAATCGATTCTGTTGAATCCTTTGCAGAACTGTTTGTTATTCTTATGAATGGCACAGGTACTGGATATTCTGTTGAGCGTCAATACACTGATAAACTTCCAACTGTTGCTAACAAGATTGTAAAGAATTTTGATAAGGTAATCGTTGTAGAAGATTCAAAGGAAGGTTGGGGCGATGCGCTTAAAACATTATTCAATGATCTCTATTCCGGTAAGCATCCTAAGTGGGACTTGTCAAAGGTTAGACCATCTGGTGCACGACTTAAGACTTTTGGTGGTCGTGCTTCTGGTCCTGCTCCACTAGATAATTTATTCAAATTTTTGGTCAAGGTCTTCTATAACGCACAGGGACGTAAACTTTCGGCTCTTGAATGCCATGACACCTGCTGTGCCATTGCCAATGCCGTAATCGTTGGTGGAGTGCGTAGATCCGCTATGATTTCTCTCAGTGACCTGGGAGACCGTGAAATTGCCATGTGCAAGTCAGGTGCGTGGTGGGAACAAGCAGGATTCAGGTCTTACGCCAATAATTCAGCGGTTTATCGTGGTAAGCCCCCTATGGGACAGTTTCTTGAGGAGTGGACCTCTCTGTATAACTCCCACAGCGGAGAACGCGGCATGATCAATCGTAGGGCTCTACAGGAGCAAGCAGTGAAGTGGGGACGAGAGGAAAACTGTGAATATGGTACCAATCCATGTGCAGAAATTATTCTGAAACCTTTCGAATTTTGCAATCTTTCAACGGTGGTAGTTCGTACCGATGATACCGCAGCCAGCCTGAAGAAGAAGGTTGAACTTGCTACTATTATTGGGACTGTGCAGTCTACTTTTGTGAAATTTCCTTATCTTCGTCCTGAATGGAAGAAGAACTGTGAAGAGGAAAGATTGCTTGGTGTTTCCATGACAGGAATTTTTGATAATAAACTTACCAGTGGTCTTGAAGGTAAGCCAAAACTAGTTCGACTTCTTGAGAATCTTCGTGACCATGCAACGGCTACAAATCTCAAATGGGCAGAGAAGTTGGGTATTAATCCTAGCAAGTCAATCACTTGCGTCAAGCCAGAAGGCACCACTTCTTGCTTGGTGGATTCCGCTTCGGGTTTACATCCACGCTATGCGGATTATTATTTCCGCAGAATTCGTCTGGACAAGAAAGATCCTTTATATAACTTGATGAAGGATCAAGGAGTCCCGTGTGAGGATGATGTGATAAACCCAACTTCTACTGCCGTATTTACTTTTGCAATGAAGGCTCCTCGTGGTACTGTGACTACAGAAGATCTTCGTGCACTTGATCATCTTGATCTGTGGAAAACATATCAGGAGCATTACTGTCATCACAAGCCTTCAATCACTGTAAACTATAAGGATAGTGAATTCCTTGAAGTCGGCAATTGGTTGTGGGAGAACTTTGATGTGGCAACAGGTATTGCATTCCTTCCTGGAAGTGATAATCATACATATGCTCAGGCACCGTTTGAGCAAATTGATTCTGCAACATATGCAGCACATCCAAAGGTCAAGGTTAACTTTAATGATCTGATGAAGTATGAATCAGAAGATAACACAGAAGTTGGTAAGGAGTTTGCCTGTAGTGCAGGTGGATGTCAGATAGTGTAAATCACTTTCCTTGGTAGCTCAATGGTAGAGCGGGCGGCTGTTAACCGCCAGGTTACTGGTTCGAGTCCAGTCCGAGGAGTTATGCAACATATATGTAAAAGATGTTTAAGAGATGTAATTCCAAATAAACAAAACAAAATACACAATAAAAATTATTGTCAAGGTTGTTTAGTTAGTGTACGAAGAAACAAATTAAAAGAAAAAGCAGTTCAATATAAAGGTGGTAAATGCCAATCATGTGGATATACAAAATGTAATAGGGCATTATCATTCCACCATATAGATCCAAGTAAAAAATTATTTGAAGTAAATTCTAATAAAATGTTTGCAGTATCATGGCAAAGAGTTAAAGATGAACTTGATAAGTGTATCTTATTATGTTCAAACTGCCATTTTGAACTACACGACCAAGAAATTGTAGATAAATATAAAAATCCTTCCTAAACAGGAAGGATTTTTTATTCTAAATATTAATGCCATGAGTATGAGGGCTTTAATCCTCGCACTGTGTCTGGCGACAAGCACTGCTTGCAATAGCATATCCTGCTCCCAAAAATTTGACGAACCGGAACAGAACAAAACACTAGGAGTAGCGGGAGTTCCCTCATTTCTTTTGGATTCATCGAAGTACGATTCCATCGAACATGACGAGGATGACCGCTACTCCTGTGTAGGTGCTTTAGTTACACAACACGTTGACATAATAGGTTCAGCAGTTTTAATTCATCCAAGAGCAATACTCAGTGCCCGACATTGCTTTAGTGATCCTGACAATTTTCCTGGTTACTTCTGGACACATAGTGGACAACTGGTGAGAATTATAAAAATAATTACTAGAGAACCATATTGTACTGGAATGTTGATCAATGATATTGTTATTTGTATTCTTGATAATGATTGTGTTGAACCACCAACAAATCTAATAAAAACAACTTTTGAATTAGTTCCCGGTGAATCTCTAACCACTGTTGGTTGGAGTCTAGGTTATAAGAAAGTAAGTAAAAAAGGCGTAATGAGTTACTATGGAAGTCTTATAGAAGACAATGGTCAACTTATGAGAATGTTAGCAAACAAAGGATCAATATATTTTGGTGATTCAGGTGGTGCAGTATTTGAAGATAATGGTAAGTTAGCAGGTATAATTGATTTTATGAGCATTGATCCAGAAACACAATCTGTCATAGACAATGGTGCTGCAAAAATTGATTATTATTATCCATGGATAGATAATGTTATGAAACAAGAAGTCTGTGACTGGCCTTGGTTTTCGGAATAAATATCCATGTACAATATGTTAATAGGAATCGATTATTCTATCACTTGCCCTTGCTTATGTTTATTTGATGAACGCAAGACATTTAAGTTTGATAATTGTTTTTTCTATTATCTCACCAATATTAAAAAATACGCTGATAAGATTGCACCAAATATTACCGGTGAATCATTTCAGGAATATATACAAGACGTAGATAGATTTGATACCATATCAGA